GGTCCGTAGTGCTTCATGGTGGATCCCTCGGTTGCCCGGATGGGCGGGGGGGGAATGAATGCCTGCTACCGATTCCCGGCAGGCGCTAGGCAGGAGTTGTCTTCCGTGACGCCGGATCGGCTCCAGCTGATGGTCATGGCGCTACCAGCACCGCGCGCCGTACGGTTATCGCAGACCTCGGGGTCTGGCCTGGCTGGTTCAGGCGGTGTTCAGCCTTTCCAATTCCTTCTCCACCAATCCCACATGTACAGCGCTGCGAGGAAGGCGCAGAGGATCAGGACTTCGGGGCCGGTTAGCATGGGGTGCCGCGGGCCTTGGCTATGGCGGCGCGGGCGGCTTCGATCAGCGCGAGGCCGGCAAAGCCCATGCTCGGGATCATGTCTGCAGCCATCTCGGTCACGCCCTCAAGCGCCTCCAGCAGCTCGTCTCGCTGCTCCTCAAGGAGCTGCATCTCTTCGAGCGCATCACTGAACTGAACGGCGCCGACCGAACCACCAAGCACTTGCATCCCGGCGTGGTAGGTTGGCTCCTTGCCATCTTCAAAACTGAGCACGACCGTGTGTTTGCTCATCTCATCCTCCTATGTGCTGATTGGTGCCCGCTGCAGCCTGTCGCCAAGCTGCGGGGCTGGGTTAGGCGTTCATCGTCACCGTGATGTAGCCGTTGCTGGCCACCGTGCGACTCCAGTGGTTGAAGTAGACCGCCTGGCCAAACTTCTGCATGGCGGCCTGGCGTACCTGCGCCTCAACGTCCAGCGGGTGTTCGCCAACGTCCGGCAGGGCCAGCCACTGCAGGCTTTTCCCGTCACTCAGGTGTGCGTCGATGTTGAACTGGGCCATTGCGGGTTCCCTCCGGTTGTTTTCCCAATGGCCACTCTCGCGAATGGCCATCAGGAAACTCTGTCGCTCGTTTCGTGCGCTTCGTGCCCGCTGCTGATTGCAGGCCGTAAGGCTTCGATTGGTTGGCGGTGGGCTTCCCTGTTCACGCGCCTCGATCAGCGTTGGCGCGTGGTCGCTGGGTATATACAACCTGCTGCGTACAGCCCTGGTGCCGGTTGAGTGAGGCACACAGCAGGAGGTCCGGCGCCCCTCATAGCCGAGGCTCGGGGCGCTAATTCGATTCGGTGTTTCTGGCCTCCGTTACTTGCCACGGTGGGCTGGGCTGAACTGTCAAGGAATCCTTGGGAGTTCGATCTCGTTGCGCGCTATGCCGAGTCGTCTCAGGCCCTGGTCAGCTACTGGCGTCTTCCAGGGCGGCGGTTGCGCAACTTCGCGTGGCTGCATGTGGAGCCACGGCCAGTTCCAGAGCTGGCATGGGGCGGAAAACTTGTTACTCGCGCTGTGCCCAGATGGGGATTCCGCCGCGAGGATTCCTGAGTGTTAAAGAGCGTGGGCCCTTTCGAGGCCCTGACGCGGTGCTGCTGCGTCGATGGGTGAAATTTAGCGCCATGCTAAATGCTCGTCAACAGGTCTTGCTAAATTTTCTGCTAAATATTTAGCGCAAGGATAAAAATGGGCTGCGGCGGGTCTTACCCTGACGCAGCGAAATGAGCGCTGGTTGGCAGAAATACGACAGGAGGTAGTGATGGCAGGGGTGACTGTGAGGGGAGGCGTAGAGGCTAAGTGGCTGGACGGCGGCCTAAAAGGCGCAGCAGGAAGCTCGGCAGAGCTCGCTAGGCTTGCCGTTCAGGTTCTGGTTGAGGATCTGGGCACAGAAGGCGCGCGCGTGCTGCTACGCGACGAATTGGCGGCCTACCTGCCCGACTATCAGGGTGCTGTTATCGATAAGAGAAGCGCCAGGAAAGAGTGACCTGGCGCGGAATGCTCAGAACGAGCGGCCTCGTCGGTTGACGGGGCGGATGGTGGACCACCAGAAGACGAATCCGATAATCCGGATTGATGCTGCGACCTGCTCGGCCGTGTAGTGCTCGTCGGGGAACTCTGCGTCATTCTCCGACCTGAGGCGCAGCCCGCCGCCTGGAAGCCGGTAGAGATACTTCACTCGCAGCATTCCGTCGTGGTCAATCGCATAGATTTCGCCATCATGGATCGACGTTGTGCCGCGGTCGATCCCGATCGTCGCGCCGTCGAAAATGACGCGCTCCATGCTGCGGCCTGTGACTTGCGCCGCTACTGCATTTGCCGGGTCGACTCCGCAAGTGCGCAGGGTCGCCCTAGAAAGCCTGATGCACCGGCCTGGAATCTCCATCACGGCCGCCGATCCGCTTCCAGCTGCGAGCTCAACCTCCTTAAACAGCGGTACTTCCACTTCCTCGTCCTCCACTGGCGTTTCACCGTCCCACGAGGAGATATCCCCAAGCAGGTCCAGCTCGCTATTCCGCGATATCGGCAGTGTATGGACATTGTTTAGCGGCGTGCGATTGCTTTCGTCGTGTAGCTGATCAAGCCAGCCATGCGGTAGGAGCTCCGCGACCTCGACTCTCCGCGCCATGTCGTCCCCTATGTTCCGCGTCGGCTTGTCGGACAGCATCTGGCTTACATAGGAGGGAGACGTTCCCCAGAGCTCCGCGCAGACGCGCTTAGACCGCCCTTTCAGGAGGGATAGCAGATTTTGTCGGCGAATCGATGAGATATCCATCCGCATAGAATTACAGCTTGGCGCTAACGATGAAATATGCACGTTGCTAAACTCCCTGTTGCACAAACTTTAGCGGCACGCTAAATTCGCTCCTGTATGAACAGGAGATTCCCAATGTCCACCCAAATCCGCGACTGGCTGCACAGCCACAACGAACAGGAGCGCGAGGCTCTCGCTTCCGCCGCCTCCACGTCCGTTGCCTACCTGTGGCAGCTGGCCGGAGGTCACCGCAAGGCTTCTGCCGAGCTCGCTGCTCGTCTGCAGAAGGCCAGTAATAACGAGCTGACCCTGGCTGGCATGCGACCCGATCTCCATGACTTGCTGAATCCAAAAGACGGCAAAGAAGCCGCGTAACCAATTCGAAGCCGCATAAGGAAATCGCCATGTATGCAGACCCGCGACACAAAAACCGGAACGAGACAAAGGTTCGTCTCGACGACGAGTACGAGGCCTTTCTAGAGAACCTCGCAACCATTCACCGCACGCAGAAGGCGGTACTGGCACGCGAGATCCTGAAGTCCTGGATCGACGAGAAGCGAGAAGAGCTTACGCGAAGCATCACTGCGGCCTGAAGGCCTAAACGAGGGCCTCTATGTCTGCCAACAACAATGACATGGCCCTGGAGCATCTGCTGAACGATGAGGACTTGGAATTCTTGACTGGGCTGGCAAAGCAGCTGGGGCTATCCCCGGATCAGCTAGCGAAGAAAGGCATTCAAGACACCATCACCAAGCGCACCAGGCCAAGAAGCATGCCGGGGACGGTTCAACCGTTTCGGCGCCGGGCTGAATAGCCCGAAATGAGGGACTGATAAGTGAACAAAGCCATTCACCAACACCTAGCAATGATCGCTGCAAAGCGCGTCGTTGTATGTGTTCGCCCCTCTGAAAAGCAAAAAGCCCGAAGGGACTGTTTAGGTCACCTCCGGGCTTCGTTGGTTTCCTCGGCTGCAACCGAGAAAGCCATTTCATGTGCAGCTCTCTAGCGAGTACGAGTATGGACAATTCACCTGCATATATCAAGACGGGGCCCGCGCCTGGCTTGAATGTGGTCGCAATGATTGACGGTCTTCTGGATCGGTCGATTGCTTTCCAGCGCCCATTTGTTGCCCTTGGCGTCGGTGTTACCGGTGCGCTGATGCTCTCCCAGGCAATCTATTGGTCGAAGCGCACCAAAAATCCGGATCGCTGGTTCTACAAGACCCAGGCCGAATGGGAAGAAGAGACAGGCATGTCTCGGCGCGAGCAAGAAACTGCTCGCAGGAAGCTCAAAGAGCTCGGCCTGATCGAAGAAATGAAGCGCGGCATCCCTTGCCGGGTGTTCTTTCGCGTCGATCACCTAGCGCTTTATGAGCGCCTTTGCGCGCATATTCATCAGTCAAGCCTGGCGGAAAGCGCCGAACAAGATGCACATATCAGCCAAACCAGTATGGCGGAAAGCGCCAAACTGGATTGCACGAATGCGCCAAGCAGCTCTGCACGAAACAGCCAGAGTAATACAGAGAGTACAGAGAGTACTTCAGAGAGTACCTACAGAGGGCCTCAAGAGTTCTCGTCCCCGCTTCCAGCGGAGACCCGTCAGGCGGCCGACTCTATTCCCTACGAGAAGATTCGCGAGCTGTACAACCAGATCCTCGGTGGAAAGCTGCCTCGGTGCCTGGGTCTGGATGACAAACATCGCAAGCGCATCCGTGCTGCTTACAACCTGAAGCTCGACGGCAAGTTCGTTGTCCGCGAAGGAGGCATGGACTTCTGGGAAGGGCTTTTCAACGACGCCCTGGAATGTCCATTCCTGCTTGGCCAGAACGGCCGCGGCTGGATCGCTGATTTCGAGTTCATGACCTCGGCGACCAAGATCCAACGATTCATGGAAGGTAAATACGATGCACGCTGATCGCCCTCTAATCGCACTGGAGGCCGAACACGGCGTCCTGGGTGCACTGATGCACGAACCCGAGCTGTGCGAGACCGTAGGCGCCTTCCTGTCGCCGTCTGACTTCGCTTACGAGGATACCGGTGCGCTGTACGCCATGATCCTCGGCGCACACTCCAAAAAAATGCACCCGGACAGCATCACTTTGTCCGAGATCCGCGCTGAGCTTCCGAGCGGCGAGCTGACTATCGTCTATGCGTCCGAACTGATGCGAAACGTGCCTAGCGCTGCAAATGGGCAGCACTACGCACGAATCGTCGTTGAGCGCGCCCGCGCTCGTCGCTTGCATGAAGTTGGTGAGCGTCTCATGGAGATCGCCCAGCAGCGCGGCAGCATTGCCGAGCAGATCGCCCAGGCTCAGCAGCTGACCATGGACCTTGTGGCGCACCAAGAGCGGAAGGACGTTGTGTCTTTGCGCGAGGCCATGATTCCGGTCTTTGACGAAATGGAGCTGCGCTGGAAGGGCGAGCAGGCGACCGGCCTGATGTTCGGCCTGCAGGATTTGGACAACATCGTCTGCGGCCTGCGCCCAGGCAACTTGGCGATCATTGCCGGGCGCCCTGGCACAGGCAAGACGGTGCTCGGCGTAGGTCTTGCCGAGACGCTCGCGCTTCGGAAGGGCGGTTCGGCGCTCATCTTCTCTTTGGAGATGAGCCAGACCGAGCTCGCAAAGCGCTCCCTAGCGTCTCAGTCTGGAGTTTCTCAGGGCCTCATTGATACCGGTAAAGCCCTAGACAGCGAGGAAGCAATCGCGCGCATGACTGCCGCGGTTGGCAAGACCGCAGAGGCCGACGTGCGTATCTGCGACAAGCAGGCGCTGACCTTCTCGCGCATTTGCTCCATCGCACGGTTCGAGAATCGCGCTCGGAAGCTTGACCTGATCGTCATCGACTACTTGGGGCTTATCTCTCCGGAGTCGAATAGCCGGCACCAGAACCGCAACCAAGAGCTCGGCGCTATCAGCCGCGGTCTCAAGGCCCTGGCGAAAGAGCTGGAAATCCCAATCGTCGCGCTGGCTCAGTTGAACCGCTCTATCGAAACCCGCGCCGACGCCAAGCCGAAGATGAGCGACCTGCGTGACTCTGGCGAGATTGAGCAGGATGCCGACGTGATCATCATGGCTCACCGCGACATGCAGTCCGAGCGCGGCCAGAACGGCGTCACCGAGATTGACGTCGTTAAGTGCCGCCACGCCAAGCCAGGATTCTGCCTGCTTCAGTTCCAAGGCGAGTATGCCCGCTTCGTGTCCTGCGCTCAGCAGTACGACTACGAGGAGGAGCCGGCCAACGTCCGCCCAATGCGCAAGTCTGCCCGTTCTGCTTTTGGAGGTGCCGCATGAACCCTCTCCAACAGCACGCCATCCATCTCCTGCAGCGCCAGGGCTACCAGATACGAAAAACCACCGCGACCGGCATAGGCCTATCCCGCGGCAATGACCATCGCGTCGTCTGTGCTGACGGAAGCACCCAGCGCGGCGTAGGAGCAAGGAAATGAGCAAGTACGACGAATTGAAGCGGCTGGCTGAAGACATGAAAGGCTGGCCGAACAAGGACGCTTTCGAGTCTGACGATGCTTGGTGTGTTGGCTCGATAGATGAGGACGACAACCTGTGGCCAGTCATCGAGGTCCAGACTGAGCGGTACGACGCCTTCGATGCCTCCGAGCCGATGGCGACGTACTACGCCGCCGCCAACCCCGCCGCCATCCTTGAGCTGATCGCGGAGAACAGCTCCTTGAAGGATTTGCTTGCCAAAGCTGCCGCAATGATCCGTAACGCGGACGTTGAAACCGGCGTGTGCTGCTGCGGATCGCCAGTCGAGACTCACGGCTTCGGTGATGGGCACAGCCCGGTTGACCAGGGTGGCTATTACGCGCTCGACCTGCTTGCCCGAATCGATGCCGCCATGCAGGAGGCCTCGAAATGAGCGACTACATCACCTACGAGCAGCTTGTAGAGGCACTCAGCTATGACCCTGAAACCGGTGTTTTCACTTGGCTGATAAGCCCGGCGAAGATCGTGCGCGCGGGATCTGTTGCGGGAACGAGAGCGACCACTGGGTACATCGATATTGGATTCAAGCAGAAAACATACCGTGCCCATCGCCTTGCCTGGCTCTACATGACGGGCCGGATGCCAACTCTTGATATTGACCACATCAATGGGGTTCGGGACGACAACAGATTCGCAAATCTACGGGAGGTAGACCGTAGTACCAACATGCAAAACATTCGCCGGCCCGGAGTAAAGAACAAGTCGGGCTATCTAGGCGTGTCCGTGGATCGCTGGGATGGGAAGTGGATAGCCCAGATAACCGTAAACGGCGAGAAGGTTTTCCTAGGGCGGCATGAGTCGCCAGAGCTTGCGGCAGCAGCGTACATCGAAGCAAAGCGCCGCCTACATCCTGGGTGCACGATATGAGTACGTTGATTGAAATCACCGAAGCCTTCCACCAGGCCCGCACAGCTCCCGACGTAACAGACCGCGCCTCTGGCCTAGAGGAGGCAGATCGTATCGGTGGCGTGGCGATGGTACAGGCCAGGCTGCAGGGGCAGGGCGCTGAGTTCTGCATCGACTGCGACGAGGAGATACCAGCCGCCCGCCGCAAGGCCTATCCGTCGGCGGTGTGCTGCGTTGAGTGCCAGAGCCTGCGGGAGGTGCGCCGTGGCTGACCTCATGCTCCGCTCCGACATGGACCGCCAGCGCCTGATCAGCTTTCTGCAGGGATTGGACCTGTCAAAGCCTCGCAAGGTGGCCATCACCGAAGTCCGCAGCAAGCGCTCCGACGCCCAAAACCGTCTGCTATGGCAGTGGAATGGCCTGATCCAGCAGCACCTGCGCGAGTCGTTCGGGCAGATAGCCAGTGCCGAGGAATGGCACGAGATCCTGGTCAGCAAGCTCTGGACGTCCGAGGTGCACCCGGTAGAGCTGCCGGACGGCACCCGGTACCGCGTGGGCCGCGCCAAGACTCGAGCCTTCACGATCCAGCAGATGACCACTTACCTGGAGCTGCTTGACGCCTACTGCGCCGAGCACCTGGGCCTGCTGCTGCCGCACCCGGAAGACCTGATGTACGCCATCTATGGCGAGCGGAGGGCAGCATGACCCGCATCGTCTCCAAGAAGCTCCGCGACAGCGCCAAGGGCCAGAGCTGCACCCTGCGCCTTCCGGGCTGCGGCCACGATGACGGCACGGTGGTTCTGGCTCATCTGCCTGTCGGTATGCGCGGCGTAGGGATCAAGACACCTGACCTTTTCGCCATACACGCATGTGACGCCTGCCATGCGCGGCTCGATGGACGGATCAAGGCCGAGATCGACTTCCGCGACGTGCTTCGCGCCCTCGCTGAGACGCAGATGCGCTGGTACGAGGCCGGGCTGATCAGTGTGCGAGGTGCAGCTTGAAGGTCCCATGCCCCACCAACGCCAACCACGACACCACGGCATTCAGCAGCCGCCAGATCGTCTGGTGCCACGACTGCCGCAAGGAACACCCATGGCCGCTAAAGCCCGGCCAGCTCCCCCTGATCGCAAACAACAGAGCCACAAGGAAGCCGCAATGAGCCACGAACACTACTTCATCGACGTTTCCGCCTATGACCGAGTGGACGTGTACCGGCTGATCGAGCTGGCCGGCATTTCCTGCCCGGTGGCTCAGCACGTATTCAAGAAGGCATTCGCCACTGGCAAGCGCGGCCACAAGGATCTGCGCCGCGACTGGCAGGACATTGCCGATAGCGCCGCTCGCCGGCTGCAGATGATCAGCGAGGACGAGGCGACATTCGGCCAGCAGAACACCATCGACTGCCGCACTCCAGAAGAGAAGGCGGAACTGGCATGAAGATCAGCGCAATCGATTTACAGGCGAGGCTAGGCGATGACGGCGAGCACTACGACGGCGTTGGCCGGGAATGGCTCATCCAATCTGGCCTTATTGCCAGCAGCGGAGAGGGCGCTGATCGAAGCGGACAAAACGGCCTGCCTGATCAGGTGGAAGGTGCGCGACCTCAAGGGGGCGGAGAGGCAGAGGCAGGGCAACGTCCTGCTGGCAGCTGTTCCGGAGAGTGCGCGTCCTGCGGTTGTGGCGGCTCTGAAGGCGAGGGGGAGTAGATGAGCAAGGCCGAGGAGATCCTGGACCTGTTCCTCCACGACGCTGGCGTCAAGGCTGTGCGCGAGTACCGCTTTGCTGCTGAGGCTTGTGGAGGGCCTGGTAAGGGTCTGAGGGATCGCCTGGCCAAGGCTGGCCTGCAGGACTGGCGCGCTGACTTCGCGCTGATTGAGCACGGATTGCTGATCGAGGTAGAGGGTGGCGGCTGGACAGGCGGGCGTCACACCCGCGGCGCTGGCTTCGCTGCCGACCTCAAGAAATACGACGCCGCTGCCCGTCTTGGGTGGCGCGTATACCGCTGCGACCCCGCCATGATCAAGAGCGGGCGCGCGATCGAGACAATCCGAATTCTGATGCAGCAGGGGAGAGCCGCCTAATGGCCGCACGCAAAGCGACAGACGACGAAATCAAGGCCGCGCTGACTGGCCGCACTGTGGCAGAGGCTGCGCAGATCCTTGGGCTGCACGAGCGCAACGTCTACACCCACAAGGCGCGCCTGGCTCGCCAAGGGTGGAGCCCGGAGCACGACATGACCAAGAGCGTGCCCGATGGCTTCCGCCTGAAAGGCACGTCCACCCTGTACGACGAAGACGGCAAGGCCAAGCTCCAGTGGGTCAAGACCACGATCGACCAAGAGCGCCAGGCTGAGCTGATCCGGGAAGCGTGTCAGGCGATGTCCGAAGATCTGCCGCAGGTGCAGCCGCGCAAGGCCAACAGCAGCTATCTGGCTCATCTGCTGGCTGCCTACCCGATCGGCGACGCCCACATCGGAATGCGCGCCTGGGGAGAGGAAACGCAGGGCAGCGACTGGGATCTGGCCATTGCTGAGCGCGTCCAGTGTGGCGCCATGGCTGCACTCGTCGATATGGCGCCGGCCTGCGAACAAGCGCTGATCATCAACTGCGGCGACTGGTTCCATGCCGACAACATGGAAGGCACCACTAGCCGGTCCGGCCACATCCTGGACGTCGACGGGCGCTACGCGAAGATGATCCGCGTTGGCGTCAAGGTGATGAGGCAGTGCATCGAGTCCGCGCTGATGAAGCACGCCCGGGTGCGCGTCTGCAACGTCATCGGCAACCACGACGACACCGGAGCTATCTGGCTGAGCATCGCCCTGAGCCACATCTACGCCAACGAGCCGCGCGTCACGATCGACACCTCGCCGGCGCCGTTCATGTACCACGAGCACGGCAAGGTGCTGATCGGGATGCACCACGGCCACTCCTGCAAGCCTGACCGCCTCCCCGGCGTAATGGCCACCGATCAGGCGCAGGCATGGGGTCGCACCGAGTTCCGCTACTGGTACATCGGCCACGTCCACCACCAGAGCGTCAAGGAGTACAGCGGCGTCACCGTCGAGTCCTTCAACACCCTGACCGCGAAGGACGCCTACTCCGCATGGGGCGGCTACCGGGCTCAGCAGAACATGAAGTGCATCATCCATCACGCGGAGTTCGGCGAGGTCGGCCGGCACACGGTGAATCCGAACATGCTCAAGGGGGAGGTAGCAGCATGAAGATGAACAGCGCGCGTCAACTCTGGCATGACGCCTACTACCAGCGCCGGGAATCGACTACCTCCTACGCCCTCGAGGTGGGAATGCTGCAGGCCAGCATCCAGAAGACCGAGAAGGACCGCCGCACCGACGTGGCGCTCGATCAGGCGCTGTGCGGAATGGTGCAGTCGGTCATCGGTACGCTGCCGGCCAGCCTGCAATGCTTCGGTCACTGGATGTACTCGCCACTGGCCGACGACGATCACCGAGAGATTGCCGAGGAGCTGGTATTCGCCATGGCCGCCGCCAAGCTGCCGCGCATGACAGAAGCCAAGCGCGAGAAGGCGCAGTACGTCGCCAAGGGCGTGCTGTACCGGTACCGCCGCCAGCATCAGGGAGGGCAGAGCTCTACACCTGACCCGCTGCCGACCCCTGAGACCTTCCGCGCCTGGCTCTTCGACGAGTACGGCGTGCGCCTGTGCAGCGAGAACTGGACCCGTGAGTGGGAGTCACACATCGACGCCTTCTTCCAATCCTGCAACGACATGGACAAGGCCGCGCTGGCACCGGTTTCCTGCCTTCTTTACCAGTGGAAAGAGGCGGCGTGAATACGTGAGAAAAACGCTTGCATTCCCGTTCGGCTAGAGGCACACTTTATCCATGCTGTGATTCCTTCGCCTGATGGGATTGCAGCAGCAGGTGAATGCCCGGGCTGACGGGCGACTTGCGGGAGTATCGCTTAGGCGAGATTGGGTGAGAGGCCCAATGCGAGGCGAATGCGCACACACGTCCCGGGGAGCGTCAAGCAGGAGATCAGCGCCTGCCACCTGCACCAATTCAAGAAGCCGACCGCTGTGTCGGTTTTTTTATGCCGATTCGAAAGCCAATCCGCGCTTCAGTCGGCAATCAAATACCAGTTTCGGGCGCTAAAGGCCGTTTGAATGGCTCGCCACCATGCGCCCAACCCAGCAATACATCCGCCATGCCTCTAACCGCCTCGAACCATGTTCAAGCCGGTCACGCACAAATCGCGCGGATTTTTATTCGCCTCACGGCAACCCTCTTCCGGCCCCATGCCTGCCTCCTTGCTCATAGGCGGATCGCACGCGCATGTGAGGCCGGACTTAATCAACTGCCCCATGCGGGATAACCGAGATGCCCAAGATGCCCGAGAAAAGTCCCGAAGTGTGGGCTGCGGTCCTCGCATGGATCCACGCCATTGCTCCATCCCTGTACGCCTTTGCGCTGTCCGTGACGATCGCAGTCGTTCGCGTGATCTACGGGGGCGGCAGTAAGCGCCAGATGATCCTAGAGGGGCTGCTGTGTGGCCTGCTTACCTTGGCCCTCGTGCCGCTGGTTGAGTACTTCGGCCTGCCTCAGTCAATGGCCACCTTCGTCGGCGGCTGCTGCGGCTTCGTTGGTACTGAAAAGCTCCGCGAGCTGGCTATCCGGTTCGGGGAGAAGAAGGCGAGCGCATGATCCGGTGGATGCTTCGCTTGGTTGGATTGCGGGTCGTTTATGTCTGCGAGTGGGGCGTCTATAGCCATCGCTACGACGCGACTGACCACGCAATGGGAAGGCCCATTCACGGCGGCATGGCAGTTGCGCACCCATGGGCAAAGCTGAGGCTGAGAACATTCGCATGAAACGCCCCCTCGCCATCCTGATCATCCTCTACCTCACAGCATGCGTATGCCTGATGGTGGGGATGGAGGCGTGGAAGTGGGCTAGGCGAGAGTGGAAGGGGAGGCGAAATGCTGAAAATCGTCTTCGAGGGCGCAAAGCGCGCATCTGACCAGCTCGCCAAGTTTGAGAAGCAAGTTCCGTTTGCCACTGCCCTGGCACTAACCAGAACCGCTCAGATCGCCAAGCGCGAGATCGAGAAGGAGATGGGCAGCGTCTTCGACCGGCCTACCCGGTGGACGCTGAATAGCTTGCGCCTGTTCCCTGCGAAGAAGGACAAGCTCGAAGCCAGAGTGTGGATGAAGAACGAGGCCGACAAGTCCTCGCCTGCAACCAAATGGCTAAACCCTGAGATCGAAGGCGGCCCACGCCAAGACAAGGCCAGCGAACGCAACCTGCGCCGGAAGGGAATTCTCCCTGATGGGAAGTACATCGTCCCAGGCAAGGGCGCCAAGCTGGACCGGTTCGGCAACCTCACCAAGGGCACGATCACCAAGGCTCTGTCTGGTGTGGGTGGATTCTCAGAGGCAGGGTTCGCTGCTAACGCCACAGGCAGCAAGCGCAGTAGGCGTAAGGGCAATGCCAAACGCTACTTCGTCATCAGGCGTGGCAACACACCCATAGGCATAGCCGAGCGCACCAGTAGGACGCAGATGCATGTCCTCCTGGCTTTCGTGAGTAGGCCTAACTACAAGAAGCGGCTGGACTTCTATGGCATAGGTGAAAGGGTTGTAAACCGCCACCTTGCGAATGAGTACCGCAAGGCTATGGAGAAGGCGTTCAGTACTGCGAGGTAATGGTAGAATCACGCCGTGCGGCTAGGGTAGCTCCCGAAGAGCCGGCCCCTAACCGGCCTGCCGCACCTCATCAGTTGGGGTCATGCTGTAGGGGCGTGATATGAAGACATGCAGTTGCTGTGGCCAAACAAGGCCGCTTACCGACTTTGGGCTGAAGAAGCACAAGAGCGGAAACATTCATCCTCGTGGCACATGCAAGCCTTGCATTAACGACAAGTATCGTGACGCTGCCAAGCAGCGCATGGCTAGGCGTCGAGAGGAATTCCCTGATGCTCATAGAGCCGCTGTTGCAAAGTGGAAGAGGGCAAACCCACAAGCAAAGCTAGAGATGGATCGCCGCGCAAGGGCAAAGGGCACTTGGCGAGAAGGACTTACACCTGAGCAGATTCAGGAAGGCTTGGCCCTTCGCGCTGCCAGAGTCAAGCTGATTGCGCTCATTCGTCGGCGAGTTAGGAATCTCTCAAGGCAGGCCACAACAACAGGCCCGAATTTCTGTTGGATATGGAATAAGCCAGGGATGAGCAGCGCCTGGGCGTTCCGCACCAGATATAGGCTTGATCCCGAGTTCGCAGTAAGGCAGAGGCTGAGAGCAAGCGCACGACGTCTCATTCGACGCGACAAGGTTGGCGACCTCGTGCGCGCAGCCATATGTCGTGGTGGTACGTCACCGAAGGCAGAGGCGATGCTGGGCTACCCGTTGTCCGAACTGGTTGCTCATCTCGAGCGCCAATTCACCAAGGGCATGACATGGGATGCGTTCCGTAATGGTGGCATCCACATCGACCACATCATCCCGTTGTCATCGTTTGACCTGACCGACGAGACAGAGTGGAAGGCAGCGTGGGCGCTGACGAACCTACGACCGCTGTGGGCTGCTGAGAACATCCGCAAAAGCAATCGCGTCCTGCACCTCGTCTGACAGTACAAAAGGTACTGTCCAGGGGCGGCCCTCTGTCGCGGGTATTTCGATG